TTCTTGCGTTTAAGAACAACGGCTGGAAGGTGTGGACAGCACCGGATGGTAAGCCCGGCATTGAACTTCCATTTGAAGTGATGTTTGGCGATGTGCCGATCAAAGGTTTTGCCGATCTAGTCTTTGAGAATGTTGATGGCTCACTTACTGTTGTCGATCTAAAGACCGGTAAATCCACACCAGACTCAGCGATGCAGTTGGGTGTGTACGCATCCTGCATTGAGATGATCTATGGCATACGCCCACAGTACGGCGCGTACTACTCAGCTCGTACTGCCACGCTTGAACCAAGCGAGGGCATGGAACGTTGGTCTATATCGGTTCTTACAGAACTTTTTTCTCAGTTTGAACGCGGATTACAGGCCGAAATTTTTTTACCCAATATCGGCATGTCGTGTTCGACATGTGGAGTAAGGGACTATTGTTTCGCCGTTGGCGGAGAACTTTCATACAGCGTTGACCCACTAGCAATAATCAAATAAAGGAGAAAGAAATGGCAGCAAACGAAAGCACAAAGCTCCAAGTCAATTTTAAATTGGCTGACGGAACTTTAATCAATCTATACGCAGACAGCGCGGCTGAACTTGAAGGTCAGTTGCAGTCAATCAGTGACATGGCTCAGTTGATCTTGGCCACTGGCTCTGACTTTACTAACAAGGGCAATATCGCTTACGCGGTTAAGTCACTTGGCGCAACTGTGATCGATGAGCCAGTATGGGCTACATCAGATCCAGCACCACAAACTCATCCACAATGGCATCAACCAAATGTTCAAGTGCCATCTGGATCTGAGCATGCTTGTAAGCATGGACCAATGAAACTCAAGCAAGGAGTTAGCGAAAAGACAGGTAAGCCTTGGAGCGGATACTTCTGTACTGCGCCAAAGGATCAAGCCTGTGACGTTAAGTGGAACCGATAAGTATTAATTGATGCTATCGCTGTCACAAGCAGCGGCTAAGTCAGCAAATGATCACGCTATTCTTCCGGATCTATTCCAAGTCCTACAGGATGAGGGAATTAGATTTAGACGTGGTCAATTAACGATGATTGCCGGCGCACCCAACGCCGGCAAATCATTATTAGCATTGCACTTTGCCGTTCACATGAAAGTACCAACGCTCTATATCAGCGCTGATACTGATGCTTACACGACTGCGATTCGAGCTGCCGCAATGGTTAGCGGACATAAGGTGGCCAGCGTTGAAGAGGCGTTTGCTACCGAAACAGGCGTAGAGTTTTACCAAAGTGAGTTAGATTCAATTACTCACTTGCGGTTTGACTTTGCTCCATCCCCTACTCTTGATGAAATTGATCTATCCATTCAAGCCTATGCCGAAGCATACGGAGAGTATCCTCATCTTCTAATCGTGGACAATGCAATGAACGTTGTATCGATGCACGAAAACGAATGGTCAGGGCTACGCGAAATTGCCAAGGCTATGCACCACATGGCTAGAGAAACAGAAGCTGCGGTATTCCTGCTGCACCACACCAGTGAAGGTGAAGGCCAGCCGGATATGCCACCGAGTCGCAAGTCCATCCAAGGCAAGATCAGTCAATTGCCTGAAATGATCGTTACAGTTGCTTTACTTCCCGACACTGGCGAGTTTCGAATTGCAGCGGTTAAGAACCGCTTTGCAAAGAATAGTGCTAGTGGTAGGCAATATGTATCTTTATGGGCAGACGCATCGCGTATGTCCATCTGGAACTATCGTCAAACCACCCAGCACAATTGGAGCTATGAGTGAAAGATTACCTGTGGGACAAGCGCAATTGGGAACAAGCAAAGGAGCCAACCCCGGAGATGTATGACTTAGCGCGTCGCTACCTTATTCGCTATAACGCACAAGACTTGTTTGGTATGCTGGGCCTATGACAAACGCAAACAAGCGCAAAGGCACTCAGTTTGAAACAGATGTTCTTGGGTGGTTCAGGGGAAGACTACCCAAGGCAATGACAGAAAGGCTTGCTCTCGCCGGGGCCAACGACGAAGGCGATCTTGTTCTTATGGTCGCGGGCAAGCCTTATGTTTTTGAACTGAAAGCAACTGCGCGGTTAGACTTGCCAGAGTTTTGGCGGCAAGCAACTGTCGAAGCGCAGAACTACGCAAGGGCGCGTGGGCTAGATGAGGTTCCACCTTCATACGTTATTGTCAAGCGACGCAACGCAAGCATTGAAGATGCTTGGGTGATTCAAACATTAGACCAGTGGGCTAACATCCATGATGATCCACAAGCCTGATCTTGGAGCAGTCTTAGAAGCGTATGGCTTGACCATACAAGATCGTTACGGCTGGGTACCATGCAAGTGTGTAGTGCATGATGACAGCCACGCAAGTGCTGCATATAACTTAGAGCGACAGCAATACAATTGTTTAGTCTGCCAATTACTTGGTGACGTATATGACGTTGTAGCTCGTAAGGAAAACTTGAAGGAGTTTATTGATGTTAAACGCAGAGCAGAAAGCCTTGCTAACGGAAGCAGCCGAAAGGTACGCGCAGCACATAGACCCGCTGGCTCAGTCCTACCTACAGGGCCGAGGCATAAGCCCGGAAGTGGCAAGTTTATTCCTTCTTGGAAGCGTAGTCGATCCTAGTGTTGGCCATGAGCATGCTGTGGGGATGCTGTCTATTCCTTACATCACTCCTAGTGGTGTGGTTGGAATTAAATTCCGAAGACTAGATAACGGAACGCCTAAGTACCTATGGCCTACAGGGCAGAAGATTGGGTTATTTAATGTTCAAGATTTACATAAATCCTCAGACACAATTGCGATCTGCGAGGGTGAGATTGACACGATTGTTCTTAGCGGTTGTGTTGGTATTCCTGCTGTTGGCGTTGCTGGCGTTAGCCAGTGGAAAGCCCACTTTCCGAAACTTTTTGAACCGTACACAAAAATCTTGATCTTTGCCGATAACGATATAAAAGAGGATGGTCGCAACCCCGGCCAAGAGCTAGCCAAGCGGATTAAGGAAGACTTGCCATCGGCCATTATCGTTGGCCTTCCGGGTAATCAGGATGTGAATGATCTATACTTGGCCTATGGAAAGGATTGGTTTGATGAGCGACTCGCAGCGTAAGCCTAGATTGCTTGACCTTTTCTGCAAAGGCGGGGGGGGGAGCGTGGGTTATCACAACGCGGGTTTTGAAGTGGTAGGCGTTGATATTAAAAAGCAAAAGCGCTATCCCTATAAGTTTATTCAAGCAGATGCATTGGAAGTGTTTAAGGACAAAAAATTTTTAGCAAGTTTTGATGCGATTGCTGCAAGCCCACCATGTCAAACTCATAGCGCCACAAGGCATTTGCGCAACGCGCAAGGTAAAGGCACCGACAAGGTTGATCTTATCCCGCAAACTCGAGAAGCATTAATGGCTAGTGGCAAGCCTTATGTCATTGAGAATGTTCCGGGTGCGCCATTGATTGATCCGGTGCAATGCTGCGGATCTTCATGGGGATTAAAAGTTCGCCGTCATCGATTGTTTGAGAGTAATCTTAAATTGATTGGTTCTGTTTGCAAGCACAAGGAACAAGGCCGCCCAGTGGGCGTGTACGGCTCTATGCGAGATGAAATTCCCGGTGGCGGTCATACTGCCAAGACAATTGAACAAGCCCGCGAAGCAATGGGGATTGATTGGATGATCTGGGGAGAACTGGTTGAAGCTATACCACCTATGTACACATGGTTCTTAGGTACTCAAGTGATGGGATACATTTCGTGACAACTATATGCGCCATCGAAGGACCAGACTGGGTAGTCATTGGCGCAGATACTATGTCCTCTACTGAGGATGGCTTTCAGATCACCATTCCCAACGGAAAAATTTTTAGAAATAGTAATATCGTCTTTGCCGGTGCCGGCGCTGTGCGCGGCATAAACATCCTTGAGCATGATTTTGTGCCACCGCAGATCACGGTCAAAGACATGGACAAGTACATCACTAGACAGCTCATCCCAGCCATGCGCAGAACTTTTATCGAGGCTGGCTACGAGCTTATTAAGTCCGAGTCAAGCGTAGAAAACGATAACGTCTGGATCGTGGTAGTTAAAGGCAAGGTCTATCGGATCGACGCTGACTACTCATGGGAGCGCACCACCGACAACCTTTATGTTGCTGGCAGTGGAGAGCGCTTTGCCCTTGGAGCGATGGCAGCCCTTGCCAATGGCGCACTTGTTGATGACCACGTTAAGGCTCGCAAGATCGTTACCAAGGCGTTGCAGATCGCCAGCAAATATGACTCTGGGACAGGCGGTAAACTCAATGTCAATCTCGTACAGGAGAGCAAATGAGCGGTTCCTATAACCCACATTTCATAGGCGGCCCATACGATGGTGGCCGGGTATCGCTAGCCTTCTGGGTGTTAGACACAATTGAAGCGCCATTTGACTATAATGACGAATTTATAACGTATGTCTGTTATGATATAGATCCTGAAACAAAAAATTATATTTACAAGGGACAGCGCAACGTACCGAAGGGTAGGCCAAATGACCGAGAAGCTACAGGTGACGAATGAGCCAAGCGACTTTACCGTCAGTATGTGGGAAGTGTTCGACGGCGCAGGTAACCTCTTGCTCAAAAAGCACCACGATTACGGACCAAAGAACATTTCACTTTCACCGGGCGGTCCGCTTAACGGCCTACGGGTGCGCATGTGGGACAAAATGGCGCGTATCAATCATCTCATCGACAGCGGTGCCACGCCAGAAAATGAATCTCTTAGAGATAGTTTCCTAGATTTACTCAACTATAGCGCCATTGCAATGATGGTACTGGATGGTAACTGGCCCGCGGAATGAAGACTATCGTTGTCGTTTCAGACCTTCAAGCCCCCTACCATGATGTGGGAGCGACAACCGCGCTAGCAGCATTTATCAAAGCGTATAAGCCAGACGAGGTGGTGAGCGTAGGAGATGAAATTGACTTTCCGCAGATCAGCCGATGGGAACAAGGCGGCCCCGGCGAGTGGAACTACGACATTGGCAAACACAGAGACATTACTGTACGCCTACTTGAGTCTCTTAAAATCAAGCATATCTCAAGGTCAAACCACAGTGACCGGCTTTACAATAAAATCAAACACTCAGCACCGGGTTTTCTTGGCTTGCCTGAACTTGAGATTGAAAAGTTCCTCAAACTCGACGATCTTGGAATTAAATATCACAAGCAACCCTACGAGCTGGCACCAAATTGGATACTTGTTCACGGCGACGAAGGCAACGTGCAGCCTACTGCTGGATCTACTGCTCTCGGACTTGCAAAGCGGGCTGGTGCAAGTGTCGTCTGCGGACATACGCACCGCATGGGATTAACCCACTGGACACAGTCGTGGGGCGGTAAGTCTAAAACAGTATGGGGCCTAGAGGTTGGCCATCTGATGAACCTGAAGCATGCTCGCTATATTAAAGCTGGCCTATTTACTTGGCAGCAGGGTTTTGCAATTCTTTATGTGGATGGTAAAACCGTTACGCCACACCTTGTGCCTATCATCAACCGTTCCTTTACCGTGGATGGCAAAGTATGGCAATGGTAAAGGTCGGCCTAAGCGTAGGCGATGTAACGTATGCAACTATCGAAGCGGTTGAACGTTACAACTTTAATCGTGCCAATGGCGGCAAGATCACCACTGCCGCTAAGACATGGCCAGAAGCTATTGCCAGAGATATTCTTGGCGTGCTTGCTGAAATTGCCGTTGCGCGTTGGTTAGATAAGTTTCCTACTTCGCTCTTTGCTGATCGCAAAGATGGCGACGTGGGTGAGTATGAGGTTCGATCAACTGCCTACAGCTATGGCAAGTTATTGTTTCAGCCGGATGATAATCCAACCCGTAAGTATTTCCTTGTCACCATTGATGACCATTACCAAGCTGTCATTATCGGTTGGTTATGGGGCCATGAAGGCTTGCAGGAGAAGTATTGGGATACTTCTATGCCCGTTCCTTGTTTTGCTGTCAAGCAACAGCACCTACACGACCTAGAGGAACTAGATTGATTTGGTTAGATGAAGCTCAAGAGATTGCCCATACCGTTGCAAGGCAAGTCCACAAAAAATACAACACATACTTTGAGATTGATGACGTTAAGCAGGAGTGTATTGTCTGGGTCTTGCGCCGGCAAGAGAAGGTCAAGGAATGGCTTGACCACGATAAAGGTTCTGAAGATTACAAGTCTGGCATTAACCTTCTGGCCAAGACTTTGCAGCGCCATGCGGATAAGTATTGCCGACGCGCTAAAGCGCAAGCGGTAGGCTATGAGATACGCGATGAGATTTTTTATTCAGCTGAGATACTTGAGCAGATCCTGCCATTTATCTGGAGTGAGGTAGTGCCTACCCACAACCCAACCGGTGAGCGTGTCACTGGCGGTGGTGCTCCGGCTGAGGGCGGCAACTACATCATTTCAGTTTTTGATGTACGCAAGGCCAAGGATAAGCTCGAGCCGGATGATCAGATCATCTTGCAAGCAAAGTATTACGAGCAGCAGACCTATGATGACGTGGCTACCGCTCTTGGTATATCTAAATCTTCTGCTGAGCGCAAGGTCAAAGGCGCTATGCGCCGCTTGATCAAAGAGCTTGGTGGGCCAGATCCATGGTTGAGAAAAAAGAAGGGCGAAGAATAATGGATCAAAATTCCGCTTGGACTGAAGTTAAAGTACAATGGTTAGAAATTTGCCGAAAACAAAATAAACTCATATACAAGCCCGTCAAACTTTTATGGCGTATTATTGTTTTCTTCTGGTTTAAGAAAGAGATGAGAAAACGTAACAAGCCTGCCACTTGGAAAGATGAAGATTTGGAGTAACAATGGCGCATTACGATTACCGTTGCGAAGTATGCAATATAGAGAATACTGTTGAGCGATCTATGTTTGAGACTGGTCCTGATCCGATCTGTTGCGGCATGTCAATGCGCCGGATCTTTGGTTCACCACCGGTAAAGTTTAATGGCAGTGGCTTTTACACAACCGACAACCCGAAGAGGTAGCAATGAAAACACTTACGTTCGTTAACGAGTCTCAACAACTCAATCAAGCAGATTACATGTCTATCTGCTCAGCACTTGGCATATTTACCACGCAGGTAACAAAGGCGTGGAACCTAGAAGAGACAGTAGTTGCCCCGGCTACCAAGCGTAGCCCTAACGGGTGGAACGTTTGCATCGTGGATAAGTTTCCTAACCCTGCGGTGCTAGCCTACGGTTACCACGAGGTACTGAATGGTCAACCTATTGCGTACATTTTGGCCGGATCATTCAAGAACGCGCCGCTAGGCAAATTCCGCAAAGGCATTACCTTTAAGAATATCGTCATTTCAAAGGATCGCTACCAAGAGGGTACAGCTCTTGTCGTATTCCATGAAGTGATCGAAATGCTCGTCGATCCTCAGATCGTGAACCTTTCAGATCCGGATAGCAAGGGTCGCCATTGGTTGCTTGAGCCGGCAGATCATGTGCGTGGTGCTATGTATAAGATCACCGCTCGTGATGGCCGCGATGTTATTGCGCCAGACTGGACGTTGCCGGCGTTCTACAAACTCGATGCTAAGGCACCATACTCATACCTTAACTCAGTGGCTACACCGTTCACACTTACGCCTACTGGCTACGGTTACTATAAGGATAATCAAGGCTTACACAAGCTGTAAATGACAAAACCCCGCGGACAGGAATACGCGGGGCTTGTCGTTCTACTGCGCGTTATGACGGATCGCGCACCTCAGCAATAATACCATAACAATCGTCGCCAACCTTGCCTATGTGCTTGGCATAATCTTTGCGTAGGTTGTTGACCGTGTTATACGGTCCCACTGCAATGGCTACTTTAAGGCTTGGATAGACCGCTACGGCCATGTAGGCCGTGCGTTTGGCTGTCAGTTCCTCAACCAGATCCCAAACCTTCTTGGCCATCTCTTCGCTTGATTCTGCATCCTGCTCGAGCAGTTCAACCATCTTCTTTATCTCACTTGGCTTGGCCTTCACTTGAGTTTAGCCATCCATTCCTTGCACGCGTCTACGTTCTCTCGCAGCGTGAGATAGCCATAGATCTTTCGGTTATCAAGATACTGCTGTATTCCAAGGTTGCGTAGGTTGCGTGAGAAGATGACATACTCGTAATCTTCGGTACCATCTTGGTACAAGATCTTATCGAGCACCTCGCGGCGGATGAGATAGGTGCAGTGAACTACATCCACCGGCAATATCCCACGCTTAATACCGTTGAGGGTGGCAAAGTATTCTTCGCTATCTTGGTAATAGCCATTGGGAGTGCATGGGTGATGGAAGTTGCTATAGCCAAGCTGCTCGCTATCTGCACTGCGCAGGATAGGTGCAACCACAGCCCGGCCAGTCTCGAGTAAGGTCTTGAGTGTCTCTGGTAGTACATAGTTGTCTACATCGCAGACAAAGTAGTGGCAATCCCAGAAGTTAGCCATGGCGATACCTTCTTCGCGCAAGCGGCCAAGAACCGAGAAGCGTTCAGCGTTCCATTCATGCACGCCAAATCGCTGCACCTGCTCTTCTACATCGCGATCATCTACCTCAATATGCCGCCAGTCGTACTTATACGAGTCTGATTCTTGCCGGTCATACATCGTGTACTGATCATCCACCCACTGGCGAATGATACGAGCTGTATCATCGTTGTTGTTGTTGGTCCGGAAATAAAGGATAACCTTCTCGCGTGGGTAGTCGAGATTATCGAGATTCTGCTCTAGCCAATAAGGCAAAGTCTTTTCTTTATCTTTAGCCAATATGTGTATTAACACATATGGCAGATCGTGATCGCTCATTTAATACCATCCATGTCTTTTCTCGTGTTGCAATGCCATGCAACTATTGTTTTTCCAATGCAGCTTGATATATAACAAGCCCCATCGTATCTGAGTTTGATAATTCTTGCGCCAGTCAGTGCCAAATTGATCCATCTTGCTTGCCGGCAGCGCTTGGGCTATGCCATAGGCGCGGCCTTGCGTGGTCTTATCGCCTACAGCTTGGTAGTTCCAATGGCTCTCCATCGTCCATAGTTCATCTAGGCAGATCCATTGCGCCCTGCTTGCGCCCTGTTGCATGTACAAGGCGCGAGCATACTGACGTGGAGTAGCTACGCGCTCTCTTGCAAATCCGGGGGAGTAGAGGATGCTGGCCGCAATGGCGGCAGCCAAAAAAGCATAGATGGTGCGACGTACCCGGCAGTTGGTTTGGGGATGGGTGGGCATGTTAAGCCTTTCTCTTTCATTACTGCACGTAACTTGGTAAAGAATGGGATGGCAAGATCGGTCTTATTTTTCTCGATCTTAAGGCGTTCATAGCCAAAGGTGCCACCATAGATACCGTGCATCTCTTTATTGTCTACAGCAAACTGTAGGCATTTAGCTTGGATAGGACATGACTTGCAAAGGGTAAGAGCAAGAACGGTATTCTTGATCATCTCTTGACCGCTCTCGTTCCTAAATTGATGACCGCGCATAAGATCGGGGAAGAATATTTCCGAATCTGTTTCAGTACACGCCGGTTGCTGATCTACGTCGAAATACATTACTTGTCGCTAGCCTCTCTGATCTTGTTGCGTAGTGTGCGTAGATCGTGATTCTCAAGCCTACCGAGAGCGATGTTTCGATCTTCTAAGTCGCTGATAAAGCTGAGAACCTCTTCAATGGCCTTATTCCAACCTAGGCCAAAGCCTTCCGAGTGTGCTAGGTCAATTTCATCTGATGTTGCTTGCGTAATGCGCGTAGGAATAGCTGCGCCGGTAATTCCTTCAATGACGCGGCTGATGTGCGCGTTTAATTCTTCGTGCATGTTTCCCATGTTTATTTTTCCCGTCTGATAGTGGTTTGGTCGCTGATCTAAGTAGATAAGCCCCGGGCCTATCTACCGACCGATGCGATAGTGAGCCTAGGGTAACGATGGCCGGAGCTTGAGTCAATAACCGCCGGCACACTCTTTCCGCGTGTGCGCTAGCCTTGAGCGTTTAGCATCGCGAAGAGTAGGGGTATAGATGACCCACCGGCAGGATCCGGATCCGCACGTGGTGATCCATTCCCCACCGGTAAGGTCGTAGCTGTAGCAGGATCTGACTATATTCTCACGATCCTTTCCCCGCGTTTATTCATGCAAGATTCACATAACCATTGCAAGCCGCCACGATTCGGCCAAAATAGCTCGTGATCGTAATACATAACCCGGCACAAGCTGCACGGGCTAATAGTGTTACTAGGCTCGCTGTAGCTCATTTCATAGCCCATCCATTCTCGCCCATAGTCTGCCGGTAGGCTCGTTTAGCTTGCGCTAGCGTGTAGCCATAATAGGTGCGCGATTCAAGCCATGTCTGGCCACCGGATCGCACCATCGCGCTCACGATCCATGCGCCGCTCGGAAAAGCTCGCTGCGTAATCATGGCCTTAGATCCATTCCTGCTTGAGAGCGTAGCCGGCATCGCTGCTAGGCATAGCTGCGGCGAATAGCACGCGAGAGAGCGTGTATACCGCATGGAACCCCATGTCCATGCCGGCACCGGCTACGCGCAGCACGCGAGAGCCATTCTTTTCAACTAGCGGCCATTCGAGAGCGTGAGCTGCATAATAAGTGATGTTCACTAGGCGATTATCTTTCACGATGTAAAGGCTCATCGTGCGGCTCATGCCGCTAGTCGATACGCTGCGTACCATCGTGTAGACAGTATCGCCGGGGGTTAGCATGGCCGATAGTCGCTCGCGTGAGTGTTCGCGCTCGTTGATCTTTTCTTGCCGGGTGAGTGTTGCTTGAGTCATGTCTAGTTTTCCTGTCTAGTCGGTTATTCTGGCCTAGTGGCCAGATAGCAGACCCGGGGAAAGATCCCCGGATCCACTATCCGGTAACTATGCGACGCGCATAGGCATGAGCAGCAGCTGCCATTGAATATCGCCGGCGCGTGTCTCGCATAATAGCGGCTTGCGTGATCCGCTTGTCCGGATGATGAGAGGGATAGTCTTATCAATTCCCGGCACCTTAGCAAGATCGGCAAGGAAAGCCGGGTTAACGCCTATTTCATCGGCCGGCTCAAATACTGTCGGGATGAGATGCTCATAAGGTGGGAAGGTGCCGCCCCATGATAGGAAAGTAATCGATCCATCCACCGTGCTCACCGTGATGCGCTCACCGTCGATCGTGAGCTGCACATAAGGATTTAGCACGCGCTTGCCGGTTAGCGGCTTAATAAGTGAGCGGATCTTGGCTACATCATCGCGAAGAATAAGGATCTTTAGATCACTTTCCGGCTTAAGCTCGAGAGTATCGAAGGCTAGGCGGCCGATAAATAACCGGTAACGATCGGTAGCAGCTGCAATGAGCTTGCCATCCCGGCTCTCAAGCTGTAAGCATGTAAGCACCGGGAGAGAACTATCCTTGCCGGCCGCGATAAGCGCGCCGGACAGTAGATCATCGAATAGTGGTGCCTTGATGGTGAAACTAGTTGTTGCTGTAGTTGTTGCTGTATTCATGTTCATAGTTTCCTGTCTATGTAAAGAGCTGCCCTAGTTAGCCGCTCACTACCTAGCATAGCGCGAGCTATGCCAGATAGAAAGCATCTAGTTAGATCCAAAATAGCATGTTATTGAGTCGTGAAAACACCATGAACCGCCGCCCATGTAGTTCACATGGTCAACGAGAAAAAGCAAGCCGGCAAGGATCAAGCCGGCGGCGATAGCTGCCACGATATAACCGCGTGTAGTGATTCTCATTAGGCCACCTGCTCGAGATTATCCTCGAGAGCTAGCTTGGCCACTGTAAGCGCAATTTCAAGGCCTAGGATCTTACCTTCAATCTTGGCTAGTAATTCCGCTTGGCCTTCATAGCTGCCACAGCTCATCAATTTTAATTGATCGCGTGTTAGCTTAATCTCGCGCTCGAGATGTTCGATGATGTTTTGCATGATAGTTTCCCGTCTATGATGCGCGCCGGCGGCGCGTTGAGAGAATTAAAGCATGGCTCATTCATGGCATGTCAAGCCTAATTTCACGATATTTTCAAGATGTTATCTAATCGTAATAATCGGCCATAAGGCCATCAGATCCCCGAATCAAGAGCTGTCCGGATCGCCGGATCATGCCCCGGATCTAGGCCATCAATAACCGGATGGTGCCCCGGGTTAGGTCAGATCGGGTCAGACTATGTCAGATAGACAGTCACCACCCATTCACCCAAAAGCCGGCAGACTTTCCCCCATTTCATTTATATCTTGCCTATATCTTTAAAAAATCAATCGATAGCCGGCAAATAAATAGCTGAAAGATAGGCCGCTATCCTAAGTCGACGAGCAAGCGGCGAATCTATTCCCCCAAGCGTGGCGGAAGAGCCATCGACCCGGGGACTTTTAATAATCGCTGCCGAGGGTATGTAACTATCCCCTCACTAATTTTTTCTAAATAAAGGGGGGCAGCTAGAAAAATTCTTTTTTCTGAAGTAGGCGTAAAATACTGACTTTATGCAATGTGACTAACATCACACACCTCAACCCGGGACAAAAGGCAAATTTCCCACCTTATACTATATAGAGGGGTTTGTGAGGTGCAGTGGCAAACCCCGACCCTACGGACGCTTCCAGCGTCCTTACCGATGGCCGAAGGTTGCACCGAAGGCCAGCGCTTCGGGCGTAGCCCTTCGCTTAGACCAGCGGTTGGCGTTGACACGCCACCCATAGGTTATTCCCAGTGGGAACCATAGGCACCGCCATAGGCGGCGCAGAATTTAAGGCGGGTGAATTGTATGGCTAAGCCATCGGCTAACAAATACAAAGTAGCCCCAGAAAGCAAGGTACCTGCTCCGCAGGCCAAAGAGCTAATCTTGGAAATGATTACCAAGGGGTATTCCATCGCGGACGCAGTCCGCGCCACTGGTAAGTCAATCAAGTCCTATGAGTATTATCGCGCATCAGATGCGCAATTTAAAGAGGCGGTGGACCTAGCTCGGGCGGTCCAGCGCCGAGACGGAGTTATCAGCGAAGAGGATGCTTCGATCAGCTTCGAGGATTTTCGAGCCAAGTACCTCAACTCCAAGACCTTTGATCACCAACGTAACATTATCTCGATGCTAGAAGAAGGTAAGCCTGCTTGGATTCACCCAAGCATGCGATACGAAGAAGGATTTAGCAATTACGTGCTGGTTAACATGCCACCGGAACATGCCAAGTCCATGACGGTCAGTATTGACTACATCACTTATCGGATCTGTATCGACCCAAATGTAAGAATTAAGATTGTTTCCAAGAGCCTTAATATGGCCAAGGACTTTTTGTACGCGGTAAAGCAGCGGCTTACTCAACCGGCTTACGCCGAGCTTCAGCGCCGTTATGCGCCAGCGGATGGTTACAAAGAGGCGGCGGATAAGTGGACCCAAGATGCGATCTACCTTGAGCGCGACTCAGGGGAAAAAGATCCTACCTTGCAGGCTCTGGGCATTGGCGGACAGATCTACGGTGCTCGTGCCGATTTGATCGTCCTTGATGACTGCGTGACTCTCTCAAACGTTTCTGAGTATGAAAAGCAGATTCGTTGGATCCAGCAGGAAGTTCTTACCCGTGTCGGTCCAACGGGAAAGATTTTGGTTGTCGGTACTCGCGTAGATCCAGTGGATCTGTATCGCGAGATGCGTAACCCTGATCGCTATCCAGAAGGTAAGTCACCTTGGACATATCTGGCTATGCCAGCGGTTCTTGACTTTGCTGATGATCCAAAGGATTGGAAAACCCTCTGGCCCCGCTCAGACAAGCCGTGGCTTGGAGATGACGCGAATATAGGCGAGGATGGATTGTACCCACGTTGGGACGGTCCTAACCTACGCAAGCGTCGCGGCGTGCTTGACCCAAAGACTTGGGCAATGGTTTATCAACAGCAGGATGTGGACAGCGAGGCTGTCTTTGCACCTGAGGCTGTTCGCGGTTCAGTATCTGGCATGAGAGCCATTGGCCCTCTTAGCCCCGGTGCTCCCGGTCATCCAAAGGTCATGGGTGGCAATTACACCATCTGCGCAATGGACCCGGCTATGTCGGGCGATACATTCTCAATTGCTTACAGCGGTGATATTACAACTCAAAAGCGCTATGTCCTAGAGGCAAGCCGCATGCCCGCTCCTACGCCACAGCGTATTCGCGAGCTGATCTTTGAGTGGACTGAGAAGTACAAGCCATCTGTCTGGGTTATTGAGAAGAACGCCTTCCAGCTCTTTTTGACTATGGACGAAGAGATTAACCGCTTCCTAGCATCACGCGGTATTCGCTTGGTTCAGCACTATACCGGTGCCAACAAAATGGATGCAGAATTTGGCGTAGCCTCAATGGCTCCGCTATTTGGAACAATGGACAAGCTCGGCAATCATATGGGTAACAACCTAATTGACTTGCCACGCAGCGACAATGAAGGCGTTAAGTCTCTCATCGAGCAATTGATCACGTGGTCCGCTGGTACCAAGAATAAGCAAGACGGTTGCATGGCTCTCTGGTTTGCAGAAACTCAGATGCGTGACTACATCAACCAATCTGGAGCATATGGTGGCTCCTTCATTAAAAATCCATTCCAGACCCGCGATCAAATATCGCGTCGTCGAGTGATCAACATTGAAGAATATCAACGCGAAAAAGAAAAATTAGCGGCTAACGGGGGTTACCTATAGTGCTTGAAATTGATGTAATTGCGGACAAGCTCCGCAAGTTACGTGCGCACTACTACACACGTGACACACGTTACGATGATCTGCTTGCAATTCGTCAGGGTAAGATCGATCAGGTCTTTCCGGGTATGTTCTCAGAGGACTATCCAAAACCTATGATTGCAAACTTCATCGACGTTGCCGCACGTGACGTTGCTGAAGTTATCGCTCCGCTTCCTGCATTTAACTGCATGACCACCAATACCACATCAGACCTTGCACGCAAGCGTGCTGACAAGCGCACCATGATTGCTGCTGGCTATCGCGACACAGCCAACCTACAGACCATGATGTACACCGGTGCTGATCGCTACCTTACCTTTGGCTGGCTCCCATTCCTCATTGAAGCGGACTACGAGAACAAGCGCCCAATGATCCGCATCGATTCTCCAATCGGTGCTTACCCAGAGTTTGACAGATTTAATCGTCTCGTCTCATACTCAAAGCGCTACGTCAAGACTGTACGCGAATTGATCAATGACTTTCCTGAGCACGAGAATGTTATCCGTGGTCAATACGAGAACCGCAACTCTGAGCGTATCCTTGAGATGTTCCGCTATCAGGATAAAGATCAGCTAGTTCTTTTCCTTCCTGAGCGTAACAACTTTGTTCTCTCACGCGTTGAGAACGAGCTTGGTGAAATTCCAGTAGCCGTTGCTCTTCGTCCCGGCGTTGACTCAGATGAGCATCAGCGCGGTCAGTTTGATGACATTATGTGGGTACAGGTTGCACGCTCACGCTTTGCATCCCTTGCCCTTGAAGCAGCACAGAAGGCAGTGCAAGCACCATTTGCTTTGCCTTCAGATGTTAACGTCCTTGAGATTGGTCCAGATGCGACGATCCGTTCTGCTAACCCACAACAGATCCGTCGTGTTGATCTTAACGTCCCACCCGGAATTTTCCAAGAGAATGAAATTCTCGATCAGGAAATGCGTACTGGTTCACGTTATCCAGAAGGCCGTCTCGGTCAGCAGTCTGGTTCTATCGTTACTGGTCGTGGCGTTGAAGCGCTTATGGGTGGCTTTGATACACAGGTCAAAACAGCACAGGGTGTATTCGCTGAGACATTTAAAGAAGTTATGCGTCTATGCTTTAAGATGGACGAGAAGCTCTTTGGTAATGTCACAAAGGAAGTACGCGGCATTAACGCCGGTGCTCCATACCAGATCACATACAAGCCAGCAGATGACATTCGTGGAGATTATTCCTGCGATGTAACTTATGGCATGATGGCTGGTCTTGATCCAAACCGCGCATTAGTATTTGGATTGCAGGCTCGTGGAGATAAGTTAATCTCACGCGACTTTCTCCGTCGTCAAATGCCTTGGGAACTTAACGTCACCCAAGAAGAAGAGCGTGTTGAAGTTGAAGAATTACGCGACAGCCTTATGGCAGCAGTCGCATCATATGCAAATGCACTACCTCAGATTGCAATGCAAGGCGGTGACCCATCAAAGGTTATCAACGCTATTGCTCAAGTAATCCAAGGCCGTCAAAAAGGTGATCCAATCGAAGAGATTGTTATGGAAGCATTTGCTCCAGCCCCAGCACCACAGCAACCAGCCGCGCCAGAAGCGCAGCCTGCTGGCGTACCGGGAGCAGAGCAAGGACAGCCAACACCCGGAGCACAGCCGGGGCAACCACCAATGGCACAAGGCGCGCCACAAGGCCAAGGTGGCAATGCTTTGCAGAACCTGCTCGCAGGTCTTTCGTCTTCTGGTAACCCGCAGTTAGCTGCATCGGTTAGCAGACGCTCACCCGCCTAACGTTACGAGTGAGAAAACCAATTCCCTATAGGAGATAAAAAATGGCAGTATTCAAATCAAATCTACAGTCACCACCAGTCAAGGTAAAGTTGCAGGGCAGCATGGGATCATCTGCTGCTACAACTCAGAAGACTGGTATTCAAGATGCACCATCAGCAAAGTCAACTGGCAAGTCAGACATTAAGTTCACAGTCCAGCCATCTGGCACACGCGGCTCTGGCACAACTGCTGGAAAGCCACGCGCTTAATCAATGTATGACGAAGAGAGCGATAACGCCAATCAGGTGTTATCCGTCTGGGATGTTGTCGCTCTCTTTGCACATTTGTTAAAAGATTTATTTGTAAGTTTTGCAAAGTTTTTTGATGTATTGAGCAATATGTTTCTACATCAAGCAAATGTCGCGGAAGAGCAAAAACTCTTTCACGATGATGTTGTCCGAACCATTGA